GGACTGCTTATCTTTTTCATAATTAATCTCACCAATCAAACGAACTACTTGCTTATGATCTTTATTATTCTCAGCAATAATTAGTTCTTGGTGTAATTGTTTTAATCTTTCTCTCATAACAACATATAAGGGTTTATTTTTTATAAGTTCTTTTTAAATAAGCAATAGACCTTTGTTGCTTGAGTTCATTATCGTCATGAACTACTGTCCATCTGGGAACCTTTAAGATTTCTAGTATTAATAGTCTGTACCGATTAATTCTTACTATTACGTTTGTTAATTTCATATCTAAAGTATTTTAAGAGGGTATCCTCTTTACTAGGCATTTAGACGTTTAGCGGTAAAAAGACGCTCGCTTCGCTCGCTTACAAACACTAGGGTTTGGGCTTTACTGAGGCTATTTGAGAGAGGTTTACTTAATTCAGGAAGACGTTAGAAACCTGATCAAGCGGGGGTATATGTAAGTAGATATAGGGGGAGCCCCGAATAATCAAGGGCTCCGTCTCACCGCAATCCACACAGAGGAGCACCACTTCCTCTGTTTACCACCCTGCAATGACTCTCTAACGGCTCTGAGTCCAGTCATATACTTTGTTCTGCTGTACTTCGAGGTCTTTAAAGCTTTTCCCTAATACAAGGGCATCTGTAGCTAGATGAGGATTATTTATAAATGCTTGTTCCATTGCGTTCCATTCTTGTCTTTGACGTTCATCTACTGCTTCTTGAGCTGATATTGCTACAGCATCAATAAACCATTTAACACCTTGAGCTAAGGCATCGGCTCTATCATCATGTCTGACAGCTCCTTTGTCTTTACACATCCTGGACATTTGGTACATAAGCATATACTCAAGTCTTTTTTCAGGAGGTTCATCAGGATTAGATCTATAGTCAAATTCAAAAACTTTAGGATCAACTATTAATTTATGTTGATTCATTACTGGTTCAAGTGTTTCTATTATTCTTTCTTCTTTCCTAGTTGTAGCTCTAACTTCTTCTATATCAGCCATTAACCCTTCTTGTCTTTGATGACGTTTAAAGAGTTCACAAATCATTCCATCACCGAAGTTAGATTCAATTATTAATTTCGTTGCCTTATATCGTTTACCAAGACGAACAATGTCGATGAGGGTACGATCCGAATATCCTTCTTTGTAAGCTTTGATGTCTCTGAGGAAAATGTAGCCATTAGCTTGAGAAAGGATAACGGCCACAGTTTCATCGGAACCTCGCCCCGAAGGGTCAACCGAAACAATTGTCTCAGCATACGGAACTGCGGCTTCGTCAATAAAGAGGGGTCCATAGAAGCGATCTCCAGGTAAGCCGACAGGATTAAGTTGCGTAAGCATGTAGCGAGGATCAGCGGACCAAACATATCGTTGAGCACATTCTTCTCCGAGAGGGGTTACTATTAAGTCTCTAAATTTAAGAGGAAACTTTTCTTCATCAGATAGAGAGGTATCTAACATGAACTGCAACATAAAGTTGCTACGTCCCATAGCTGCTTCTCTTTCAATAAGATCTTTGTCTGAAAATCTTGTATCTGTTGGAGTCCAAGATTCCACTTTTTTCTTATCAATATCTTCTTCTAATTGAGGGGCTAGAAGCCCTTCGTAATTCGATAATGACTTTGGATACCTAGCTGGCCAAACAAAGGGCTTGTAGGCTCTTTCAGCCAGCTTTCTGTAGATAGTAAAGGTTGATTGAGGAGTGCCAAGAAATAGTATTCGAGATTCATCGGAGGGAGTCAAAATAGACTCAGCTTCAGTTACTAATTGAAGTAACTTTTCTCTTTGCATATCAGTAGCACTATTAAGTGGAACCTCTACGTCATCGAACACTAGCAAGTCAGCTCTACTACCTGTCATCTGTCCAGTTATACCAACAGACTTCACAGAGGGGGCTTGGTGAGGTTTAGCTGGTCCTACATCAAAAGATATACGACTCCATCTTTGGTCATCAGTCTTGGGACCAAGATGTCCGAGCCATCTAATATCTAAGATTAATTTTTGACAAAATATTGAAAAATTATCAGCTCTTTCTTTACTAGCTGACACTACCATTATTTTTTTATCGTGGTTGTTATATAAAGTCCAAAGCACAAAGGCTGCACTTATCCAGCTTTTACCAACTCCCCTGAACGCACTTATTTGTAATCGTTTAGGACCAGTTTGTAAATACTTAGCTATAGATAGTTGAGCTCTAGTTGGTTTTGGAAGATCTAGTTCTCTCCAGACAAGAGTAAGAAAAGCTCTAAAGTCATCTTTTATTTTCTTATCTAAAGTTGCAACATTATTCATCTCTCTTTATTTCAAAATTTGATAAACCTTTTACTTCAGATTTAGTTTCAATAATTTCAACATCTTCAATAAAATCAGGACATTGAGCTTCCCAATCTTTAATAGCTTGATCAACAGTTAATTTAGTTTTCCAATCTATATATTGAGTTTCTAATCCATAAAGGTAGCCCAGGATAAGCCAAGCAATAGGAGGTGGACAATTCTTCATTACCCACCTGGCTATCTTTTTAAACTCGCTTAACCTAAAACGGACAGCGGGTAATTTCATTAGCTAATTGTGATAGTAAATGCTTCTTCATAAGTGAGAGCTGCACTATCAGTAACTCTTACTCTTACGGACTCAGAACCAGCTGAAGCACTAGATCCTGTGAACTGTAGAGTTGTTCCAGAAATAGCGTAGTTGCCATTGTTTGTAGAACCTGATCCAGATACAAGGCTGAATGTAAGGTTGCTTGGAGAGTCTGTTGCAACACCAGCAAGAGTACCAACTGTTACTGGAGTAGAAGATCCATTAGCACCAGTTGAAACCGCTGCAGCTGATAGTGTTATATCAGTAGGACCATTTGCGGTAAGGTTTTGAGTTGCTCCTCCGATTGAGGTAGCTGTTGTTGCTCTATCTCTTTCAATACAAGCATCTAATACTACAAGCACATCTTTAACTGAGCTAGATGTAGTGATGTTTGCTAAAGCTGTATCAGCTGTTGAGTCGATAGCAATATTTCCATAGCCATAACTATGAATTGTTCCAGCTCTTCTATTTGTTTGAGCTGTAAAAGTTTCTGCAGTCATAATACTGTTAAGTTTAAAAATTCATTAATTTGAAGTGACCCTTTGGCTTGATTACAAGGTCTGCAAGCAGTCACGCAATTAGAGGCAGTAGTTTCGCCTCCTCTACAACGAGGTCTAATGTGATCTATTGTTAGTTCTTCTGTGGAACCACAATAAATACATTGGTGGTTATCCCGAAGCTTGATAAGCCCTCTCCACATTCGTTTAGCATCTCCACTACGGAATGTAAGAAGGTCATCCATGAGGCTTCGGGGCGTTTCCATTGGCTCATCTAATAAGGTTTACTTTTTGTATTTACTTTTACCGTTACGTCCATTACGTCTACGGTTAGTGCTTGCTTTTTCCAAGACAGTCTTTCCATTTCTCTTATGAGAAACATCTTTACCATCTCCATTGCCATAAGTTCCTTTTTTCCTATTGGCTTTGTTTAAAGCAACTCTCCGTTTTACCTGAGATGGTTTGCGATTATATTTTGCCTGGGCTCGAAGTCGAGCTGCACTTGACTTAGCCATTGTTATGTATGTCTGTTGACTTCATCGAAATCTAATTCAGGTATAAGCCCTGCAAGACCAGCTAAAGGACTGTCATCCATTGCTACACCTGTAATGTCATTGGCTTTTAACCAATCAATCGCAGCTCTAAGATCAGCTGTAGTAGCTTCTCCAGATTTGATTCTTGTAATGATTTCATTAGTCAACAAAGTATGAAGTTCTTCAAAAGAAGCTTCACTTGTTCTTTTTTTCATAGTTCTCCTATGCTGGAGACTTAAACAGGTTCTCTTTTATTAGTGCAACTGCTTTATCGTCTATTGTATTTTCTGTAGATTTGCTATATGCCTCAAGGAGACTAATTACTAATTCCTTAACCCCTTTGGATTTCAGGAAGGCAAATAAAATTGGTTTGATGAGTACTATCATTTTTTTAAAATAATTCTGTAAGTTCTATAGTTCCGTTTGTTGAGGCATCACGAATAACAGCGATGTTTGATCCTTCGGGAACTACTAATTCTAATCTTTCGTTTTGTGCAATGAAGTGGCTAGTTGAAGCGTTTGCTGTTTGACTAGATCCACCTATTGAATATCTGATGTCAGCTGTTATTGCTCTAATAGATATTCTGGAGCAACTAGAGGTCAAAGCTGTATTAGCACTTGAGGCTCCAGCTGCAAGTTGTCTAGCTACTCCAGGTTGTCTATTAGGTTCAACAGTACGAGCTGATTGTCTACCGTCATATAATCCCATGTTTAATAAGCTCTAATAATTCTCAAAATTTTGTAAATTAAATAAGAAACGCACAAAATTGCTATAAATTCTGTCATTGATCTTGTTTTTGAAGTAATGAAGAAATAGGTATGATGTCACTACATAAATGCTCGACTCTAGATCCAGGACGATAAGTAAAGCCCTTTTGCATAAGCTCGGCACATTTGAGACTCCTAACGAGCTCAATGTCTAGACGTATTTTGTCTTCTTGCCGTGCAGCTAGTGATAAACATTGATCTATACTTTTCCGATTTAGTGGGACCATAAAATTTACTTGGAAGCCCCAATTTTCGGAAATTACATACCCATCTTCTGTTTGTGGTTGTGTATCATTCCCCATATAAAAAGGAGAAAATGTAAGTGTTGATCCATTGCAGCTGAAACCAGTTCCAAAGTATTGCCTGGATGGACCTCCATTATTATTAAATTGAACCGATTGGTTCGTATTATTAGAGGTCGCAGCTGCTACTGGATTTGAATTGTTATTTGTTTCTGCAACTACTGGGCTTACTGTGAGAATACAGAGAGCGAGGTAGTAGTAGAGTTTATTGTGTAATTTCTTGTGGTATCCCATTGTTCAATCAAACCAGCTGATCTGTTAGTTGTTTCAAGATTCCAGGGAAGAGTTGTATCGGTAACTGTAAAAACAGCATCTCCACCAGCTATCCCTGCACTTGCAGAAGCGGTAATATTTGAACCACTCCAAGTCTTTACTTCAGCTCCAAAAATTTGTTTTTGTTCAATTTCTGTGATGGTCTGAGTTGTAGTTGTAGTTGCACTCATGGACCCACTTGTAAAGGCGGGAGTTACAACATTAGCTTTAGCTACGGCTGGTGTTAAAAGGGCGAGACATATAATCCATTTTTTCATGATTTAACTGTTTCAGGTTTTTTTGCCATTGGACAAACTGGAGCTTTACTTCCTCCTTTGCCATTGTTTGTTTGAAGTCCAAAAGAATAAAGTGCAGATCCAAAAATCGAAGCCACAAATGTTATGTCCGTATTTGCGGTTTTTTTAATCATTGGTAACTCGATATAATTAAGAGTAATAATAAATCCGCTCCAAACGACAACCCCTAGCCTCACTAGAGTTCCAAGGATTTCTAAAGCATGTTCTTTTTCTTCAGCGGCATCTTTAAGCTTTCCCAATATTCCCTTCTGTTTCGGTTCTTTTTCTTCCACCTATCTTCTTAAATGTTGTTTTCAATAATGGTTTCATAG